TCAATAACTTGAGAGTGTCTTTGGCTTATAAACTGATTGCTCCCTCTTAATAAATAATAATAAAAATTACGTGGGGGAGAGTGAACCCAAATGGCGATCGATAAGGATTTTGTCGTAAAGAATGGTTTAGAGGTAAACGAAAACCTTCTGTATGCGGACGATAGTACGGAAAAAGTTGGTATCGGTACAACACAGGCTGACAAGAAACTTGTCGTTATTGGTGATGCCGAAATAAGTTCAAACCTTTCTGTAGGTACAACAATCACTGCACAACGTGGTGTGTTTTCTGGTGTCGTGACTGTCACCGATGGTATTGACATTGGTATTGGTGGCACTTTTGTATCTTTTGACAAGCACGATAAAAAGATTGGTGTCAATACAATCTCCCCACAATATACACTCGATGTTATTGGACCAGTATCGATTGGTTATACTGCGGAGTATATTTACGGTGACCTCACAGTTACAGGTAATATCAAAGGTACAAATCTAGAGGGTCAGATTAGTGCTGGTGGTACTGTTACATATCAAGATGTAAATGTAACCGAGACCCTTAATGCTAATGGTGCAGAAATATTCACAAAATTCAGGGTTGAAGAAGTAAATTCAGATACCTTTAGATATCTGGTAGCGGGTGATCCTGATCCAACTGGTATTGGTTTCACTCAAAATACTGACAATCCAACAATTTATCTTAACAGAGCTCAGAAATATGAGTTCCATGTAAGTTCTGCTGGTTTCCCTTTCTATATTAAATCCACACCTAACGCTGACCTGAACAACATCTACAACGATGGTGTTGAACAGAATGGTTCTGAAGTTGGTATTGTGACATTCAAGGTGCCAATGAATGCACCTAACATTCTGTACTACCAGGCATCCAATACTGCTGGTATGGGTGGTACGATTTATATTGATAATGATTATCAGACATATCAAGTCGGTGTTTTGACAGTTACTGAATTACTTGACAGCAATAATCAGGCTGATTTTGAGAATATCTACGTCTCTGGTATCGGTACGATTAACAACCTGAAGGGTCCTCAGAACTTCAGTGTCAGTGCTGGTATTCTGACTGTCAGACAAGATCAGACTGCTCTGATTGGTGTATCCACTGGTTCAGAAAGATTAAGATTTAACGAAAGATCTAATAATGAAAATTATAGCGTTACATTTACTACCTCCACAGGTGTTAATAGTAATTATCAGTTATCATTTGTTGATAGTGAGACAAGTCAGTTCACATATAATCCAGGTACAAACACTCTAGTACTTGACACTGTGGTTGCCAGCTTGACTGGTATTGCAACTGGCGCCCAACGTGTTAATATTGATAGAAAGAGTGATAATACAGACTATCAGGTAGCATTCACCGAACCTGGTACTGATGAGTATCAAGCCCTTTATCTTGATACTGAATCTACACAGTTTACTTACAATCCAAGTACAAATACGTTAACCGCTGCAAATTTTGTTGGTGATCTGACTGGAGATGTAGCTGGTACTGCAACTAATGCAAACTTCATTAATGTAGATGAGAAGAATGATGATGTAACATATCAGGTTCTCTTTAGTGATCAAAACAGTGCAGGATATCAAAGACCTTATATTGACAATAATAACGGACAATTTACATACAATCCCTCTACCAGTACTCTCTCTGTAGGAAATTTTATTGGTGATGGTTCTAATGTAACATCCATCCATGGTCCTAACATCACCACAGGTGTCATCAATGAAGCTAGACTTCCTAATGCATCAACCTCCGCTCAGGGTGTCGTTCAATTAAATAATACCTTCCCACCTACAAGTACATCAACCACTACAACTATAACGACAAACGTTGCAAGACGACTTTATAATGCATCAGTTGGTGTCATACCATCTGGTACTGTTATGTTATTCTATCAGTCAAATGCACCGAGTGGATGGACTCAGATTACCACTAGCGTTAATGACCGTGCATTGAGAGTTGTAAGCAGTGAGGGTGCCAATAGTGGTGGTAATATGAACTTTTCTGGCGCATTTCGCAGTAGCAGACCTGTTCCACTTTTACAACATAATCATAATGCTAATGCTGGTAACCAGAGTGCTAATCACTCACATAATGTTTCTATTGGAGATGCTGGGGATCACAAGCACTCAATCAGTGATCCAGAACATAACCATACCTATGAAGATAGTCAGGCACAATTAAGTGGTTCTAAATTTGGTGCAGAAGGCGAACAGTTGATGGCCAGTAATGAGGACGAGAGCAGAACAACAGAATCCGCTAACACAGGTATCAACGAAACTGAAGAAGCTGGTGTACATAACCACAATGCCAACGCAAGCAACCAAACTGCCAACCACAATCACACAATCACCGTTACAAATGCGGGAACTTCTGGTGCATCAATGAACTTCGCAGTTAGATATCTTGATGTGATTATTTGCAGTAAGAACTCTTATTGATTAGGTGGCAATGTATTAATTGGGGGATGGGGTGTAATTTGAGCCTGGACAATCCCCTGATTTATTGCATGTGCATATAATTGATTGTTTCTGTCATTCGCTGCTACCGTCTCATTTCTAAAATCTTCTACTGCAGCAGTTGTCTGTCTAGACATTTGAGAGTTTTCAACAGCCATCATTGGCATCCAAGCCACAGCACATTTATAATTGTTTATCTCTTGTCCAGTCTGAGGATTATACCCCTGCACTTGTGTATACCACGCACACTTATGTCCAACACACTTCTTCTTAATTAACGGACAAAATTCACCATCTTTCATCGTGTTAAATACTGAATGATTTGAAAATATTTATCTGGTTATATTATAAATACAACTAACGGAAGGAAAATCATAGGTAATGTCATTACTTAGGGCCGACAAGATTGCCAATAGGTTTAATAATACGGGTCCTATTATTGTAGGTCCGTCTACTGTAAGTGGAAATTTCACAGTAACAGGGATCGCAACAGTTCTTGGTCTTGGTGTTACGCAGAGCATTTTAGTAGGTCAGGCAGTCACTACAAACTATCTGACCGTCAATAATGGTGCAGATGTATTCAATGCAAACCTGACAGGTATTACCACTGCAGGTATTGTCACTGGTGCTACATATTACGGTAACGGTGTCAATCTGACTGGTGTTGTCACATCAGTCACCGCTGGTACAGGTATTCAAATCAGTCCTGTATCTGGTCAAGGTAGAGTTACAATTTCTGCGACTGGTGTTGCGGTTGCTGGATATGCCACAAACGCTGGTCTTGCAACTGATGTAAAAGGTGGAGCAGCTGGTGCAGTTCTGTATCAGGCGGGTGCTAACGATACTGCATTCACTGCAGTAGGTTCTGGTGGAGAAATTCTTCAGTCAAACGGAACTGCGGCTCCCACCTGGGTCAGTCTTGCTGCAATTAATGTATCATATGCAGATAGTGCAGGTATTTCTACTAACCTAAAGGGTGGTTCTGCTGGAAGAATTCCTGTTCAAAGTGGTATTGATCAGACATCATTCATCCCTGTTGGTGTATCTGGTAACATTCTTCTTGCTCAGGGTTCATCTACCCCGATCTTTATTGATCCAAAGGCACAACTTGATGTAAGAAGAGCAAGATTTGCTGGTATTGCAACCAATTTACAGAGTGGTTACATCTCATCCGCAACTTCATTGGAAGTTATTGGTGTCACCACACTGGGTGTTGCTACTGCAAAAACATTAGATGTCACTGGTGTCACAACTACCGATCTTCTAAATGTTGGCACTGCAGGAACTATTCCTAACCTTACATTATCTAATTCAGGTATTGCAGTCACAGCGATTCTTGACGAAGATGATATGGTGTCAAACAGAGCTGATGCTCTGGCAACACAACAATCTATTCGTGCATATGTAGATGCAACCAGAACTGGTATCGGACTGACATTCGATGCGGATACTGGTACAGGAACAATTGACCTTGAAGAAGAGACCTTCACTATCGAAGGTACAGCGAATGAGATCTATACCATTGGTCTTGGTAATACAGTCACAGTTGGTCTGGATACTAACGTCACTGTTCCAAACAACTTAGTTGTTTCTGGTGTCTCAACACTCTCTGGTTATGTAACTGCTGGAACTGGACTGACGGTTGCTGGTACTGGCATTACTGCAACCACACTGAATGTCACTGGATTCTCTACACAGACAGGATTTGCAACATTCGGAAGTTCGGTTAATGTTGCTAATGAATTCTATGCAGGTGGTATTTCATCTGTCGGTGCAGCAATCACGATGTTCCCTTCTTCGGGTATCGTCAGTGCTACAGCATTCTATGGTGATGGTTCAAACCTGACTGGTGTTGTTGGTCTGGTATCTGTCACCAACATCCTGTTCGTCACACCTGATGGAAACGATGATAACGATGGTTATCTTTTATCAACCGCAAAGAGAACTGTTGGTTCTGCTCTGACAGTTGCAGAAGCATCCACAGTTATCAAGATTTCTGCTGGTAATTATACAGAAAATAACCCAATTGTTCTTCCAGAACAGGTCACACTCCTCGGTGACAGTTTGAGAGAGGTATCTCTCATCCCACAAAACGCAGATCAGGATATGATCTACGTTGCAAATGGTAGTTATGTAGAAAATATATCCTTCACAGGATCACTGGATGCGGGTAAAGCAATTATTGCGTTTAATCCTGATAAACCATCTTACGTTACTCAGGGTCCTTACATCCGTAACTGTACTAACTTCATCTCCAATAGTATTGGTATGAAGATTGATGGCAAACATGTCATCGGTGCAACCAAGGCGATGAACGTTGATAGCTACACCCAACTCAATCAAGGTGGAATTGGTGTTTCAATCTCCAATGATGGTTATGCTCAGTTAGTTTCTATCTTCACGATCTATAACGATCAAAGTATTGTTTGTATCAATGGTGGTCAGTGTGACCTCACAAACTCCAACTCTTCCTTCGGTAGATTAGGTTTAGTTGCTGACGGTATTGGTTCAAGACAATTCTTAGGCACTGTCACTACTGCAACTGCTGCTAACACCCAAACATTTACACTGAATGTAGGTGTTGGAACTCTGGGTATCACCACCGCTGACTATACGGCAAGCACAGGTATTATCACGATTACAACTGATGCTAACCACGGTTTCAATGAAGGTCAATCTGTAGAGATCAGAGATCTCGAATTCCAGTGTTCAAGTGGTCCTGGTATTGTCACATTCCCGTCTGGAAACTACGGATATATCTTTACCGTAGATGCAGTCGGTGCAGCCAATAGTTTCTCAGCTTATGTTGGTGTCTCAACTCTTACACACGATTATGTAAGAGCAGGTGTCACCTCAACATTTGTCACAAGACCTTATGATGGACAAGTGGTATATATAGATGAATTATATAATTCTATTGAAGGTGTCACCATCACTAATGGTGGTTCAGGTTATACTACACCACCAGTAGTTACGTTCTCCTCACCTTCTGAGACCTGGGGTATTACAGCAACAGGTACAGCTGTCCTTACAAATGGTGCTGTATCTTCTATTCAAATGATTTCAAATGGTAGAGGTTACACAGGAACTCCTACAGTCACCATAGATGGTGCTGCTACTGGCACCTGTAATATCTTACCTACATACTATGTGGTTAGTAGTAGTACCCCTATTGTCGGGGGTATATCTACAGTCACGTTTACTGAAAGAGTACCTTACGCGGTTGGTGTAGGATCGACAGTTCCATTCTTCAAACAGAGTAGAGTACTTGCTTCAAGCCACGCTTTTGAATATATTGGTTCTGGAAACACTGCACTTTCTGCACTCCCACAAAGAGGTGGTGTAGTAATCCCAGAAAACGAAGTTACGAGTAAGAATAGTGGTCTGGTCATTTACACATCAACTGACCAAGCAGGAAACTTTAAGATTGGTGATGGTGTTATTATTAATCAATTGGAAGGTTCTATCTCAGGTGACGCATATCAAAGATCTCTGTTTGCAAACATTACACCTTATATTCTCGCATTAGGAGGAGGAGACTAAAAGATGGCATTAGCCCTTAACAATTATCAGACAATCACAGGTATTGTCACAACAGGTTCAGTTGGTATCTATACTGCACCAACTGGTTATAGTGCTATTGTCCTTTTAGCACAAACTACTAATGTTGGTAGTAATACACAGACTATTAATTTTTCTCATGAGAGGACAACTGCAGGTATTGCTGTGACAACTGAAATCCTTCAGGGATTTCCAGTTCCAGCAAATGATGCTGCAAATCTTTTGGCTGGTAAACTCGTTTTGGAAACTGGTGACTCTCTTGTTATTTCATCAAGTAGCGATACTGATGTAAAATTCATCTCATCAATCCTAGAGACACTTAATCAGTAAAAACAATGGCAAGATACGGAAGTAACGACCGTCTTAATTTAAAAGTTGGTATAAGTTCGTTTAGTGAAAACCTCACTTCACTTGCGGTTGTTGGTCGTACTGGAATTGGTTCCACAAGTTTTGATGCGGATTATGATTTAGATGTTAGAGGAAATGCTAATTTCACTGGTATTGTAAGTGCAGTTTCCTTTTATGGAAGTGGACAAAATTTAACAGATCTGATTGAAGGAAAAATAGCTGGATTAACAGTTCAAGAAGAGGGTGGGACTGTAGGAACTGCTGGAAGTGTCGGATTAATAAATTTTGTAGGACCAAATGTTACTGCAACTGCATCTGGAATAGCAGCAACAATCACTATATCAAGTGCTGTATCTTATGCTGATAACGCTGGTATAGCAACAAATGTTATAGGTGGTATTGCTTCAGTTACACAACTTTCAGTTTCTGGTGTTTCGACTTTAGGTATTGTAACATCAGGAAACATTTATTCGACAGGAATTATCACTGCTATAAACTTCGTAGGTGATCTTACTGGTAATGCCACAAGTGCAACTTATTCTACTAGTGCTGGTATTGCATCTTATTCAACTTTAAGTGGTTTAGCAACTTATGCTGATAATGCTGGTATAGCAACAAATATAAAAGGTGGTGATACAGGAGATATTCCATATCAGTCATCAACAAATACAACTACATTTGTAGACGGATCATTAGCATCAACTGGTCAAGTTCTTATTTGGAATGGTTCCATTCCTTCTTGGGGTAATGTAAGTGCTGCTTCTGGTGCCTTTGGTGGTATTAGTGTTCAAGATGAAGGAACTCCAGTTGGAACTGCTGGAAGTATTGTAACTGTTAATTTTGTTGGTGATAATGTAAATGTAACTGCAACATCTGGAGCAAATGGAATTGCAACAATCACTGTTTCCAATTCATTTACACAATTATCAGTCTCTGGTATCAGTACTCTTGGATCGGTCCAAATCTCATCAGGTATTGTAACTGCAACTTCTGGTGTAGTCACTTATTATGGTGATGGTTCTAATCTATCAGGAATTGTATCACCCGCAAGTAATGGTGAGTTTTACACTGGAGTATCAAGTTCTCTACAACTTACTCCATTATCTTATGAGACCTCAATCTATACTTTCCCATCCACAGCAGGAAAGCAATATGTGATTGAGTCTATTAATGTTGCGAATGTTGATACTTCTGTTGGTGTCGGCACCACTGTTAATATCATTGCATCAATTCAAGATGCTACTGCTGGAGAACAAACTTACATTGCATATAATGTCCCAATCGTCAATGGTGGTTTGATTGAGTTACTGAAGAATCCAATCGTAGCAGGACCAAGTGATGTCATTAAGATGTGGGTCACGAATGATGCTTATACTGGTGTGAATAATGCTGCAGAAGTTTATATGAATTATAGTGAATATACAAGCACAGAATACACCAGTGAGTATGCATCTACAGTATCCATTGCGACTACTGATGTAACGACTGTTTATACCTCAAGCACTTATCCATCAACGATTGAAGCAATTCACCTTGCAAATCGCACTGATACTGGTGATTATCCAGTTTCTGTGAGTATCACAAATGGAGTGACGACTACATATCTTGCAAAGAATCTAATTATACCAAGATATGCAACGGTCGATATATTAGATAGACCAAAGAGAATTGAAACAAATGGAGTAATTAAGGTAGAAGTCGGTCAAACATCAACGATTGATGTCATTATTGCTGGTAAACAAATCACTTCGTAGGGGTAATATAAAATGAGTATTCGTCAGGATGTCTTTGGATTAGAGACAGTTTATAGTCTTCAGATAGAAGGATTATGGAGTGTTAAACCTGATGTATGGTTAAGTCCAAGTCCATTTTTTGGATCTTGGGAGTATGGTTACTTTGGTGGTTCTCCTTCATCATCAACAATAGACCGCATAGATTACTCTAACGATACAGCAACAGCATCAGTAAGAGGACCATTAAGTATTGATAGATATCAATTATCGGCAACAGGCAATGCTTCTTATGGTTATTTTGGTGGTGGTGGTAGTCCTGGATTATCAATAGTAGACCGTATAGATTACTCCAATGACACTGCAACAGCATCAGTAAGAGGTTCATTAAGTATTGGTAGAAGACTTTCATCTGCAACAGGTAACGCTTCTTTTGGTTACTTTTCAGGTGCTATTCCTGCAAAATCAACAGTAGACCGTATAGATTACTCCAATGACACTGCAACAGCATCAGTAAGAGGACCATTAAGTTCTACTAGATATGGTGCAGCAGCAACAGGAAATCAATCATTTGGTTACTTTGGTGGTGGTGGTCCTGGTCCAAAGTCAACAGTAGACCGTATAGATTACTCTAATGATACAGCAACAGCATCACCAAAAGGACCACTAAGTCTTGCTAGACTTGGTTTAGCAGCAA